TTGCTTGAGTGTAGGGAAGCAGCACTTCCTCGTCGTCGCTGACATGCACCACAAAGTGCGGGCTGAGTGGATAGCCCGCTTCGGCCGCTTTGTCGGCGCCTTCACCGACAGCCCGCAGACAGAAGATCGCGCCGGGCCGGATGGAGGCGTCGGGCCCCGCACCGATATCTGGCGCGGTCGAGGTGACGGCGTAGGTGCCAAACGGCAGAGCATCGAGCCGATCCTTGTTGTCGCGCAGGTATCCCGACAGATCGATGCGGAAGTCGTTTAGCGTCAAATCGGCGATGGACACGCCACTGGACAGATCTTCCAGGTCGATCACCGTGTCTTGCAGCTGCTGCAGCTGCGCGCGGCGATATTCGAGGTCATTCATCTGGTTGCCCGCCTGGAACTCGATGACGTTCTCCTCGCCGGTGGCCGAGACGTCGAGCAGTACCATACGGCCGCTGACGCGTGACTCAAGGTCAAGGTATTCATCCAGCTCCATATTGGGCCAGAAGTTGACCAGCTGAATTTGGGTGTTGGTCGATCCGATCCGGTCGATCCGGCCGAACCGCTGGATGATCCGCACCGGATTCCAGTGGATGTCGTAGTTGATCAGGAAGTCGCAGTCCTGCAGGTTTTGGCCTTCCGAAATACAGTCGGTCGCGATCAGAAAGTCGATCTCCCCCTCTTCAGAGAGCTCTGCAGGGCGCTCCTTCGAACGGGGCGAGAACGCGCTCAGGATCGTTCCCATATCAGACCGCAGGTTTCGCACGGTGGTCTTGTTGGCCCCAGTGCCACTAACGACGGCTGTATTGATGCCGAGCGCGGTCTTCGCCCAAGGCGCAAGCTCGCGGTAAAGATACTCTGCGGTATCGGCAAAGGCGGTGAACAGAAGCACCTTCCGATTGTCCGTGTTTATCGGCGTCTCGATCTTACGCGCGATGACCTGCTTCAACGCTTCCAGCTTGGCATCACGGTCGGCCGTGACCGCACGCGCCGCAGACAGCAGCGTAGCCAGCCGGTTTCGATCTTCGACCAGATCCTGCCGCCAACGAACACGGTCAACGTCCTGCAGCAGGACTTTGACCTTCCTGCCCACCAGAAGAGACTCGAACGCGGGATCATCCACGTCGAGGTCATCGATGCTGATTTCGCTGACACTTTCGTCATGGGCATCGATATTGGAAAGCAGTGCCTCGACGTCGGACAACTGACGTTTGATGGTCAGTGCGAACGACGCGACCGAGCTCTCCATTCGCTTCAGAATGTTCACACGCAGCAGGTGGATAAGGCTCTCTTCCCGGTCGACCTGGCGGAAGAAGCTCTCACCGCCCCTTATCTTGGTGCTGTACTTTTCATCATAGGCTGCTTGCTTGTTTGGCAGGACATAGCGGAGCGGCGTGTATGACCCGAGGTTCAACCGCCTGATCTCGTTGTTGATCTCCCGGATGGGGCGGAACTCACCCAGTAGATCCACATCGGCCTTGATGTTCGATGGCCGAAGCCGCTCTGGAAATTGACCCGTTTCAGCAGTCCCATAGTAGCGCTGCACATGCTTGCGCGACCGGGCAATGGTGAGCAGGTCGAGGAGCTTGAAATAGTCGAAACCCAGCATGTCCATCAGACGTGACGGACGACGGTCGGAATCTGCAAGGTCCAACCATTTGTTGAACTGAGCCTGCGCCTTTCGGATCGTGGCCTCGATGCTGGCGATACCGTGCTTGCTCAACGCAAGATCATCGCCCTCGGTCATAAACGCGATCTGGTTTTTCAGATCTGCGAGACGGTTGTTCACTGGGGTGGCAGACAGCATCAGCACCTTAGTTTTAACGCCAGACTTGATCACCCGTTTCATGAGGTGGTCATAGCGGGTGTCACGGTCCTTGTGCGTCGCCTTGTTGCGGAAGTTGTGCGACTCGTCGATGACGACAAGGTCGTAGTTGCCCCAATTCACATGCGACAGATCGATATCGCCCGTGGATCCACCATCGCGCGACAAGTCAGTGTGATTCAGCACATCATAGTTGAACCGGTCGGCGGCAAGGAAGTTGCGTCGGTCATTGGCCTTGTAGAGCGTCCAGTTGTCGCGCAGTCGCTTGGGGCAAAGCACAAGCACGCGATCATTCCGCAGCTCATAATACTTGATGACAGCAAGGGCTTCGAAGGTTTTGCCGAGGCCGACGCTATCGGCAATGATGCACCCACCGATCCGCTCCAGTTTGTCGATTGCTCCGACGACGCCGTCGCGCTGAAAACGGAAAAGCTTGTTCCAGACAACGGCATTTCGGATGCCAGTGGCAGATTTGATAATCCGCTCCTCATCCAGTTCATCGCCGAGATCTTTGAAGAGCTGATAGAGCACCTGAAAATAAAGCAGCGACGGCGCGCGCTGTGACGCGGCATCATCCAGCAGATCAACAAGGTGTCCACCTTCATGCGGGCCTGCGGCGAGACCATTCCAATGCGTTTCAAACCAAGCGCCAAACGTCTCGGCTTCCTGCGAGGTCTCAGATACCTGAACAATCCCAAACTCTGCCCCGGGGGTAATTCCCAAACCTTCTGTTGAAAAGGAGCAGGATCCCAGAAGTGCTTTGCGCCCAATGGAAGGCCCGCCAACGATCAATGACTGAGGTGGAACGACCTTGGTGTGCCTGATTTCAGCTGCACGTTTCAACCAGTGCGAGGCACGCCCCGCAAGCCAGCGCCCCTTTAGCCTTGCGCGCAGGGCTGTTTCTTCTGGTCCGCCAAATAGACTGTCCGCTACAAGATCACCATTTCCGAGGATCATGCGGCATTTACCGCTCCGCTCAAGCTGATCGGCAACGGCGTCAAATGCGTGCACAGAAAAGGATGACGACATGATATCAATCGCCGCCGCATCGGTGGACCATGACTTCAGTTCATCGAGCGCACGTTCTGTTCCGCTATTGCTGATGAGCTTCATGGGCCACCTACTCCACCATAGTACGTTTGAAGCGCCCGGTGCGCCGAATCCTGACTTCACTCCTAAAGGCGGAGGAAACTGGGTCAACACAAAGCGTTAGGACCAAGACCGTCAATGCTGATTCAACACGGCCGCGAGCAATGTGGTACCCATCCCCCCCACGGCATGGTTCCTCCCCGGCCCAGAACGTATGCGGGGGGGCGCAGCGCGGCGTTTCGCTAGCGACAGGCAGTTTCACCGGGGAAGCCAGGCGGAATCCACCTGCCGGGCGATCTTGGAAAAAGTGACTCGTTATCAAAGGCTTGGTGAATCACGATCTCGCCGTGCTGGATTCTTTGCGGAATCCAGGGAATCCACTTTGCGGAAGCCACCCTGCCGGAAGCCAGCCAGCGGAAGCCACCTGCAGTGAAGTAGTTGAATCCACTTCATTTTTCTATTTGACAAAGCTGCCCCTCTTGACCTACCCCTTGATCATCGAAGAATTGCGCCCGGAGGATACCCCTCGCGGGCGCTTTCGTTTTTCACCACATCGCGGATCCGGATCGTGACGCTGGCATTGCCCAGCGCGCATCGGCCTGTCCGCCCTGCTCCAAATGAGAACCGCCCATGGACCTGGTCTTTGCGCCGAGCCAGATCGAGACCTGGCCTCTCGACCAGCTGCGCCCCTATGCCCGCAATGCCAAGATCCACGGCACGGACCAGGTCGCCAAGATCGCCGCCAGCATGGCGAAGTTCGGCTGGACCGTGCCCTGCTTGGTGGCCGACGATGGCGAGCTGATCGCGGGTCATGGCCGGGTGCTGGCGGCGATCATGCTGGGTCTGACCGACGTACCGGTGATCCGGCTCGGCCACCTCGACGAGGCCGAACGTCGGGCTTACCGGATCGCCGATAACAAACTGACAGAGCTGGGCGAGTGGGACGAGGCCATGCTGCGCGACGAGATCGCGGGGCTGCTGGCCGAGGATTTCGACCTGTCGCTGCTGGGGATCACCGACGAGGATCTGGACGCCCTGCTCCGAGATCCGGATGAGGTGGAAGGTGGCGCCGTCGAGGGTGAGGATGACATTCCCGAGCCGCCGGTCACGCCGGTTTCGGTGCAGGGCGACCTCTGGCAGCTCGGATCGCATCGGCTGATCTGCGGCGACAGCACATCGGCAGATGTTGTCGGGCGGCTCCTCGGCGATGTGAAGCCGCTGCTGATGGTCACCGATCCGCCCTACGGCGTGGAATACGACCCAAGCTGGCGCAACCAAGCGGGTGCGGCCAAAACCAAGCGCATAGGCCGCGTGCTGAACGACGACCGGGCCGACTGGCGCGAGGCTTGGGCGCTGTTCCCCGGCGACGTCGCCTATGTCTGGCATGGCGCGCTGCATTCATCGACCGTGGCCGAAAGCCTGGTCGCGGCGGGTTTCGCTGTCCGGTCGCAGATCATCTGGGCCAAAGACCGCCTTGTTCTAAGCAGGGGCGACTATCACTGGCAGCACGAACCCTGCTGGTATGCGGTCAAGAAGACCGGCAAGGGCCACTGGGCCGGTGACCGGAAACAAACCACGCTGTGGCACATCTCTGGCAAGGACCAGGACGCGACCACCGTGCACGGCACCCAGAAGCCGGTCGAATGCATGCGCCGCCCGATCCTGAACAATTCCAGCCCGGGTCAGGCGGTGTTTGAACCCTTCATGGGATCTGGCACCACGCTGATCGCGGCAGAAACCACGGGCCGGGTGTGCTTCGGGATCGAGTTGAACCCGACCTATGTCGATGTGGCCATCGATCGCTGGCAGCAATTCACCGGCGCCAATGCCGTGCTGGCCGACACCGGCGAGACCTTCGCCGAACTGAAGGTCAAGAGGCTCGCTGCATGAACGCGCCTCTGCTGCCGGGCCGGATCGAACATTGGCCCCTCGCCCGGCTGAAACCTTACGCCCGCAACGCCAAGACCCACGACGCCGATCAGGTCGCGAAGATCGCCGCCAGCATGGCCGAGTTCGGCTGGACCGTGCCGGTGCTGGTCGCCGAGGATGGGGAGTTGATCGCGGGCCATGGTCGCGTCTTGGCCGCCGCGCACCTTGGGTTGTCTGAAGCCCCGGTCATCGTGCTGGGCCATCTAACCGAGGCGCAGCGCCGAGCCTATCGCATCGCCGACAACAAGTTGACCGAGTTGGGCGGCTGGGACGAGGCGCTCCTTCTGCAGGAATTGCAGGCCTTGTTGGCCGAGGATTTCGACCTCGGGCTGATCGGCATCCCCGAGGACGAACTGGACGCCCTGCTGGCAGACGCAGACGACCGCGCGGCAATTTCTGACGATGCGGCTGATGCCATTCCCGACCCGCCTGCTGAACCCATCACCAAGCCGGGCGATATCTGGGCGCTGGGCAAACACCGCCTCTGCTGCGGCGATGCAACCGATCCGGCCACAGTGGCCAGGCTGATGCAGGGCGAAACCGCCACGCTGATGTTCACTTCGCCGCCCTATGCCCAGCAGCGCGACTACGGTGCGGCGAAGGAAAAAATCGGGGATTGGGATGCGCTGATGCAGGGCGTGTTCGCCGCGGCACCGGTCACAGCCGACGCCCAGCTGCTGGTCAATCTCGGCCTCGTGCACCGCGACAGCGAATGGCAACCGTATTGGGAAGGATGGGTCGAATGGATGCGCACCTCGGGCTGGCGACGGTTTGGCTGGTATGTTTGGGATCAGGGGCCGGGCCTGCCGGGCGACTGGAACGGCCGCCTGGCTCCGTCGCACGAGTTCATTTTCCACTTCAACCGCGCGCCGCGAAAACCGCACAAGACCGTCCCGTCCAAGCACGCAGGCGAGGTCCTCGGCGGCGGTGGGCTGCGCGGGGCCGACGGCACCGTCCATGCCAAGACCGGCACCGGGAACGCAATCCAGAGCCACCGCATCCCGGACTCGGTGTTCCGGATCATGCGCCACAAAGGCGGGCTGGGCGCAGCAGGATCGCACCCGGCCGTCTTTCCGGTGGCGCTGGTCGAGGCGGTGCTGACAGCGTTCTCGGATCCGGGCGATCTGATCTACGAGCCGTTCTGCGGCTCCGGCACCCAGATCGTCGCCGCAGAACGCGCTAGGCAGCGGTGTTTCGCGATGGAGCTTGACCCGTTCTATTGCGATGTGGCGGTGCGACGGTGGGAAATGGCAACCGGAAAGTTGGCGCGTTTGGATGACAGCAACGAAAATACTGATGACATGGAGAGGCTGCAGCAATGATAAATAGCGACTATCTCTGGCGAAATGGTGATCTGGTCCGAGCTGTTCCGATCCAGCGCGCCGATCTGAACCAAGCCATATCGCGGTGCGGCTTTCGGCCGGAACACACACCGGAGCCGGGAAAGGGCCGCTGGTACACTTGGCGGGACGTGGTGGCCATTGCTGTGGCGCAGGATTTGCGCCGGATCGGCCTTGGTCCTTTAATGGCATTTGGGCTTGTGCAGGAGCATCTGTCGCAGTTTCTGCGCGCCCGCATCGATCAGCCGGGCGACTGTGCCGGGGTCGTCTGGGTGATCTATCAGAGTGACGACCACCTCGAGATCAACACGCCTTGCGAGTTTATGCGCCATGCCGAAGACGTAAAACATTTGACGGCATCAAATGAAGGCGCGCACCTTGTCGTCAATGTGGGTCAGATCGCAGGCCGCGTCTTCCATGACCTGCAAGCGGTTAGAGAGGGGCAAGCGCTAGCTCTTTCTGAAGAATTGAATTTGGCAGAAGCTGAAGCGATGCATCAGGCGATTTCCAGCTTGTAAACGGTCCCCCGTCCTTTAATCTTTTCTGCTGTTACCGGGAGAGCGAGCTTCTTTTTCAATACCCCTGAGATTGCACCGCGCGCGGAGTGACCCAGCCAGCCGGTAGCCTCTACGATCTCCGCGATGGACGCGCCTTGGGGCCGCCGCAGCATCTCGATCAGCATACCCTGTTTCGTCCCGGCGCGCTGCTTGGGCTGGGCGGCGGTGGCCTCCATCGGCGTGGTAGTCTCTGCGGCGTGTTTGCGGATGGCGACCACGGTTTTCACCACCACCGGGTCAATCCCGATGGCCAGCAACCCGGCATCTGTGACCACCAGCGTGGTGCCGTGGCCGTCGCCAGTTTCACGCCAGAGCGGCTCGCCGCGCCGGAGGTTGGCATCGACCTCCTGCAGCCAGCCATGTTCGATCATCTTGGTCACGGCCATCTTCGCCGCCGCCCCGGCCAGCCCCTTGGGCAGCGGCAGGGCGATGTTCTCGGGGCGCTTGGCCCCGGCGCTGAGGATAATGGACTGGGTTTCGGTCAGCTTGGTCATGGCGGTTTCCACTATTGATCGTGCTTGGCAAGGAAGGCGGCAATGCGCGACATCAGGTCGTTGTGGCCGTTGGCATCCGTGCCGATGATCACGTCGCCATCGTCGTCGCGGTCCAGATCGGCGATCTCGCGCAGCAGGGCGATGGCATGGTCGCAGGCGGCGAGGCGTTCGGCCTCCCATGCGGCGGTGATGGCTTCCTGTTCGATCTGATGGCGCTGGGCGGGATCAAGCGGCATGTTCGCCCCCCTTGAAGGCGCTGTCGGTGATCTGGCGCAGCAGGCTGGCATAATGGTTCAGCGTGCCGACATCGCCCCAGTTGATCTCGTCGGGGTGGGTCGCGAAATGGTCGTCGCTGAGGGCCTTCAGACGCTCCAGCATCGCGTCGATCTGGAACTTGGTGGTCATGAATGCGTCGAGGGCTTTGGCGTTATCAGTCGCGCGGCGGGTGGTCATGGCGGGGGTTTCCTTGGCTGAGTTGCATCGTTTTCGTGTAATCACCATCGCTCTGGCGGGGCGGCTAGTGTAGGTAAATCCGAGCAATATCAGTGCTTTCTGATTACACTCAGGGCACATCGGCTTGCGGCACCACATGCACCCATTGGCATCCGATCCACATGTAGAGATGCGCGAATTCCCGCGTCGGGCGCGGCAGGATGCGCGGATCGCGGGGAGGGCTGAAGCAATCCAGCGCCTCGGCCGTGACTTGCCGGATTTCTTGGGCGGTGAGGATATCCTCCGGCTTCCAGCGCGCCAGCGCGGGCAGCATGTGGGCGGGATAGCCCTCGAAATGGACGTAGACATGCGCCCATTCCTCCGGCCCGATCTGGATGGCGATCTGCGCGCGGGTGCTCATTTCGAGTTGCCTGAGATCAGCTGCAGGTCGACCAGAACGGCGCTGGCAGTGGCCAGCTGCGCGGTCGGCAGGTCGATCTTGATGTGCGAGAACAGGTCCGAGCAGTCGGCCTTGATCCCGCCCTCGCGGAGCGCATCCTCGATGGCCTCGGCCACGACAGCCGGGTGCGAGCGGTCCAGATGTTCGGGCAGCGTGTCGATGTCGATGCGGATGGTGGTGGTGGCCATGGTCATGTCCCTGCCCTCCTTCAGCGCTTGGTCGCGGCGGCGAGGCCCGCAGCGTAGGCCGCTTCCAGCGCAGCGCGGATCGCCCAGACCGCTACATCGTGGAAGTCGAGGCGGTCGCTGTTGCGGGTCTCCAGCGTCTCGATGTTGTGGAAATGCCTGGTGGCGATCTCCAGAAGCAGGGCTTCAATGGGGGCTTTGGCGGGAGTGGTTTTGGTGGTCATGGCGAGGGCTCCGGGGGTGAGTTGCATCGTTTTCCTGCCACCAGAATCGCTCTATCGCGGAGTGTAATCAACTGAATAAGATAGCTATTTCTGTTTATTTCCAATAACTTGAGGTCCGTTCAATCGCCATGGAAGGTATGTCCGAGCGGGAGTATTCCGCCCATTCCGGCCTCTCGCGCGGGGCCATCCAGAAGGCACGCCGCGTCAGTCGGCTGGTGGTGTACAGCGACGGCTCGATCAACGCCGCCGCGTCAGATGTGCGCCGTGCCGACATGACCGACCCCGACCAGCAGCGCCGCAGCACCGGCGGCGACAGTGGGTTTTCCGGGCCAGCGGACAGCTCGTCGTATCTCAAGGCCCGCACGGCGCTGACGGTTTACCAGGCGCAGGACAAGCAGCTGGGCATCCAGAAGAAGAAGGGCACGCTGGTTGATCGCGCCCGCGCCGAAGCGCTGGTCTTCCGGTTGGCCCGCCAGGAACGCGACACTTGGGTCACCTGGCCCAGCAGAGTGGCGGCGCTGATGGCGGCCGAAGTGGCAGCGGAGGTGGAAAAACAAACCGGCACGACAGTGATCATAGAGGCCGCGATCCTGCAGAGGGTGTTGGAAGCCCATGTCAGACAGCACCTCGACGACCTCGCCGATCTCCGCGTCAGCCTCGGATAGTGATGACCTGACCGCGGACCTCGACCTTGGCTTTGACGGGGCCGAGGACATCCTGCGTAGCTGGCGCAAGGGGATGCGCCCCGATCCGGACCTGACGGTGTCGGAATGGGCGGATCAACACCGCTGGCTGTCGTCGCGCGGTGCGGCCGAACCGGGGCGGTATCGCACGGCCCGTGCGCCCTACCTGCGCGAGATCATGGATGCGCTGTCGCCGCGGCACCCAGCGCAACGCGTGACCTTCATGAAAGCGGCGCAGGTCGGGGCGACCGAGGCTGGCAACAACTGGATCGGTTTCGTCATCCATCACGCGCCGGGGCCGATGCTGGCGGTATTGCCATCCCTCGAACTGGCGAAGCGCACGTCACGCGGGCGGCTCGATCCGCTGATTTCTGATTCTCCGGCGCTGCGCGAACGGGTCAACCCTGCCCGGTCGCGCGACGCGGGCAATTCGATGCTGTCGAAGGAATTCCCGGGCGGCATCCTGGTGCTGACCGGTGCCAACAGCGCCACCGGACTGCGGTCGATGCCTGCACGCTACATCTTTCTCGACGAGGTGGACGCTTATCCGGCCTCTGCCGACGAGGAAGGCGATCCGGTCACACTGGCCGAAGCCCGGACCACCACCTTTTCGCATCGGCGCAAGGTGTTCATGGTCTCGACCCCCACGATCCGGGGGTTGTCCCGCATTGAACGGGAGTTTGATGCCAGCGATCAGCGCCGGTACTTCGTGCCCTGCCCGCATTGCGGCCACATGCAATGGCTGCAGTTCGAACGCCTTCGCTGGGACAAGGGACGGCCCGACACGGCGGCCTACCATTGCGAGGGCTGCGAAAAACCCATCGCCGAGCATCACAAGACGCAGATACTGAAAAATGGCGAATGGCGCGCGACAGCCGTGTCCGCCGATCCACATTCGATCGGCTTCCACATCTCGGCGCTCTATTCGCCGCTGGGCTGGAAAAGCTGGCAGCAGGTCGCCCGTGAATGGCTCGCGGCCCAAGGCTCGGAGGAGATGCTGCGCGCCGCGCGCAATACGCTTCTGGGCGAGACTTGGGTGGAGTCTGGCGACGCCCCCGAGTGGCAGCGGCTGGCAGAACGCCGCGAAGCCTATGGCGGCGTGCAGATCCCCGTGGGTGGTCTGTTCCTGACGGCTGGCGTGGACGTACAGAAGGATCGCATCGAGGTTGATGTTTGGGCTTGGGGTCGAGGGCTGGAGTCCTGGCTCGTGGATCACATCGTCATTGCCGGTGGCCCGGACGATCCGGCCTGCTGGGACAAGCTGACGGCTCTACTAGGTCGGACATGGGCCTGCGCCAACGGTGCGGTGATGGTGATCGGCAAGCTGGCCATCGATACCGGTTATGAGGCCCCGGCGGTTTACGCTTGGGCGCGGAAACAGGGCTTTGATCAGGTTTGCCCGATCAAAGGCTTGGAAGGCTTCAACCGGGCGACGCCGGTGTCGGGGCCAACCTTCGTCGACGCCACCATCGGCGGTAAACGTCTGCGGCGCGGCGCGCGGCTGTGGTCGGTGGCCACGGCGACGTTCAAGACCGAAACCTACCGCTTCCTGCGGTTGGAACGGCCCTCGGACGAGGACCGGGCGCTGGGCGTGCTGGACGCCCCCGGCACGGTCCACTTGCCCGACTGGATCGACACCGAATGGCTGAAACAGTTGGTGGCGGAACAACTGGTCACCGTGCGCAACAAGCGGGGCTATGCCCACCAGGAATGGCAGAAGATGCGCGAACGCAACGAGGCGCTGGACGCCCGCGTCTATGCCCGAGCGGCGGCCTGGATTATGGGCGCCGACCGCTGGGACGAGGCGACATGGCGGCGGCTGGAAGCGCAGGCCGGAGTGGAAACAC